CCCCGCCGTCGGGGCTTGCGGACAAGCCGGCGAGCGGTTTGGAGTCGAGGTCGAAGGTCGGGACGGAGATCGCGATTGACCGCTCGGCGCCAGACGTGCTGGCGATGTACTTGGCGTTGAAGGACAACTGCTGAATCTCAGTTGTCACCTCGTCGCCGGGCGCTGGCACGGGCTTGCCGTACTTGGCCAGGTTGATCAGGCGGAAGTCCTCCTGGAGCATGTCCGCGGCAATGCCGATGCTGCCGGGCTTGCGGGTCAGAGCGTAGGCCGTGACACCCTCGCCCTGGTAAGGGCTCGGGTTCATGTCGTAGGCGAGCTTGACGTTGCGCAGACCGGCCTGGGCACCAACGTGCCGGTTGTAGCAGCCGGGGGAGTTGACCTTTCCAAGGAGATCCTGCATCGCAACCAGGCAGTCATCCAGGGTGACGCAGGGCTCGATCCAAGCCGCGCTCGGGTTGTTGGCAGTGGTGTCGGCAAAGTAGTGGCAGCTGGTGTTCGCCTCGTGCGCGATCAGATCTGCCCGGCTCTCGGTGATGGCCGCGATGCAGGCTGCAAGATCAGCAAGCGGCGTGGAGAAGCTCAAGGTGTTCACTGCATCGGCCGCTTTGTGATGCTTGCCGGTTGAGACTGCGCAGTGAGCGTTGTGGAGCGCCTTGTAGGCCGCGAGCTGGGTTTTCAGCGTGGCGAGATCCGTAGGCACAGTGAGGTGCGACTGGTTCGTCGGATCGCCGCCGAGGTTGTAGTACCCGCCGCCGTTGGTCCAGTGGACGGTGTCGGCCTCTTCGGACGGATAGGACGGAGCCGCTGCGACCTTCTCTTTGGCCATACCAACGATGGCCAGCTTCAACCGCAGGTACCCGTCGTCGGTGTTTGCGATATCGAAGTCGAGCTTGCCGATCTCCAGATCACCGAAGAAGGAGATCTGATCGTCGAACACCCGCCACGCGCAGAAGCGCGGGAAGTTCGCGAACGACGCCGGCGGAACAAAGGGGTGCGTGTAAGGATCGCCACCGCCCGAGGGGGTGTCGGTCCAACCCGCGTACGCAAATGCGGCGCCCATGTCCTTCGGCTGGCCAGTGACCACGATTTCGCCGCCGGTGTCGATCCTCGTGATGCACTTCTTGGACGCTCCGAACAGCCGTCCGTCGGCGATGTTGAGCGATGAGATCGTCGGGTCGGAAACGAGGTCACCAGAAAGAACCTCAAGCATGTAGGACGGCGCGGCAGGGTACACGCCCCGGGCCGATTGCTTGGCTAGGTAGATTGCGAGCTTACCGTTGGCGATCATGTCGTCACCTCCTTACGTGAGGGCTTTGTGGTTTTCTCTTCCGGAATCCCGAGAGGTTCGGGCGCCGGCGCCGGGGTCTCGGACTCGACGAGAAGTGGATGCTGGCGCAGGAGCTTCAAGTCCTCCGGGTCCTTGGTGTCATAGGGCAGATCAAAGATCCGCTCGCGCCCGTCGGGATGCAGGATGGTCTTTGCCGGCCCCTCGCGGTTTGGCAGATCAAATCGGGGCATGGATCACCTCCAATAGAAAAGGCCGCTTGCGCGGCCCATAGGGAGTCGAGTGTGGCGTTTGTCTAGGTAGGGTCTCGGTAGTACAACCGCACGTCGACGATGCGGCTGAAGCGTTCCAGCTCGGGGACAAAGTCGCCATCCATGACGTTGTCCGCCCACGAGTGGAAATGGACTCCAAGCACTGTCAGGTGCCTGCTGTCAAAGCAGGCTCGCACTGCCTTTGCGAGTACGACTGCCTTCGCATAGCTGGATTCCCAGCAAGCGAACTGCAGCCGTGGGCTGAGGTAATTGGCGAGGTGCAGATCTGGGCAACTGATCATCTGATAGACGACATAAGGCGGCTCGGCTCCTTGCGGAGCCATGCCGGCGTGGATGTCGGTCGGACCGATGATGGCAAGAACGCCCGAGTCGGCCCCCAGATGGCTGACAATCGCTTCTTCCATCTCGCTCACGTGAGCCTCCGCTTCATGACCTCGCCGAACTTCTCGATCGCCTTATCGCCCTTGGTGTCCATCGCCGGACGAAGATAAGGCTGAGCCGGCGAGCCCGGATGGTTCACCTCTTTGGCGAGCACCTGCTGGCCGTCTACCTTGAAGGCGAGCAGCTTCCCTTCGCTGGCTTTGATGATGTGCGGGCCCGCGCCCGTCTCTACCAGGCGGCCATACCAGTGATCCTCGTCCGGTCCTATCTTCACCTTGCAGGTGTTGGGCGTGGACCTGAAGACGACAACCTCGATGTGCTCGGCCAGATGCCCGACGTCGCTCGGATAGTTGCTCCGGGCGGCTTGGCGTGCGGCCTCAGCCTGGATGACTTGAGCCCCAGCCAGCGCGGCCTCCTTGAGCGCTCCTTTCACTTCGTTCTGGAGCTTCCTGATCGCCGCTTTCAGTTCCGGCAAGCCCTGGACCTTGGCCGTGATCATACGAGCTCCTTACACGTGAGCACGATCTCTCGATTGCGCTCCTGCACATTGACGGCCGATAGGATGTTGAAGTACCTCGTCCCGAACAGAACACGCAGCTCGGCGGTGACGCCGTTCATGTAGCGGAGCCGTACCCGATGGGTGACCTCCGCCTGGACCTGCTGGGCCTGGAGCAACTCTCGCCCGGAGAGCGGCTCAATTGCCGCCCAAACCGTGGCGAACGTGGCCCACGCCTGCACTGTCCCGCCGAGGGAATCGCGTGTCTCAGTCGCCTGCTGCAGTGTGATTCGATGCCTGTACGCGCCCGCGCCCATGTCACCACACCCTGAAGGGCATGAGTAGAGCATCGGCCGCGAAGGGCAGGCCGCTCAGCGCGGCCGCGAACTTGGGATCACCCATGATCTCGCGGTTCTCGTACCAGTGGCCGATCAAAAGAAGCATCGCCTGCTTGACCTGTAGCGGCACATTGGCAGCAACGCCGTAGCCGGCGACGAATTCAATGGTGATCGGCGCGGCCGGCCGAAGTGTTTCGCTGGGCCAGCTTTCGCAGTAGCCGAGAACGATAGAACCGTTGGGATGGTAGGGGTTGAGCACTGGCGCGACGCTTGCCATCTCCAGGTCGTACAGAGTCGCGGAGAAGGTGTGCGCCACGTCGGCATTGTCGACATAGGCGATGCTCGTGACCGATTGCAGCGGCGGCTTCGGCAACATGATCCTGTTTGTCAGCGGCCATTGGTCAAGGAGCATCTGCCAGGTCTGAGTGACCAGGGCGCGGCCTGTGATCATCTCGGCTTGCTGCCGGGCGACGCTGATCAGAGTCGATAGGTACGTGTCCTCTATCGTCTGCCACGCCTGTACTGTCGCTGAGGCGGAGAAGCTCGCGGCCGCATTGGCGACCACAGCCACGACGCGCACATACCGCTTGGCGCCCGTGTACTCCTTCTCTTGAACTGCGTCATCGGTGGCAGGGGTGACCTGGGTGAAGGCCCCGCCCGTCCAGTCGGTGAACGTCAGATCATCGTCCGACTCCTCGATATGCACGTCGAGAGTGGCGGTCGCGAGCAGCGTACCTGCGTCTAGATTGATGACGCAGCGCTTGCCTTGCCTGTCCACGCTGGCGCTCGTATACGTGCCCGCGCCGCGCGAAGCAGGCGTA